CTTGTCTGTGGTGACAAGATCAAAAGCCACCCATGTATTGGTGCATGTTGAATATGATACGTCTACATGGTATGGGCTAACTATGTTAAATGTGGGCCAGGGTTCAGTGCGGCTATATAGCCAACGGTTGGGTGACGTGCGTTTGTATTACTTGGACGTAAACACGAATGTTGACACTTTGCCACCAGAGATACGTCAAGCCGTCTCTGCTGCATACTCACAGGTAGACGGTTACGATTACACTAAGAACAACAAGGCGCAGATGATACGCCGGCTATTTGCTACGATGCCTCGTGAGGTGGCTGAGCTTAAAAGTGTGGAACCGGGACTATTCGATCGTGCCGCGGTTAGCGGAGAGCATCACACTCACTTGCGACCCGAGGAGATCTGGGACATAGCTAAACGTGATGCAGCGAGACGTGAGCTGTTTAGTGCGATGTTAGAAAACCTTAAGACGATGAAAGGGGTCACAGAAGCTTTTGCGTCTTCGGCTCTACTATATGTTGTTGTAGCTGGACTAACGCAGGCTAGGATTGTAACCTTTAGTACCTATCTGTGGACAGACGACCTGGGCACGACAATGGACCGGTTGAAGGATGTGTCGGTTAAGATGAAGGCGCTACATTCTCGTGATATGTTAGACCTTACTGAGCTGTTTGAGCTTAACACACTTGTAAACCGGGGCTATGGAGCTGTCAATTGGCAGACTGAAAGAGAACATAGGTTGAACCCAGATGTGATCGACGTCAAGCCAGAAACAGTGTATGCAAAAGCGGTGTCTGTATTTAACATGGGCGTCAGACATGGTTTCAAGTATAAACGGATGAATTTGCGTGACTTCGCTGCGGCACGTTGGGAGTGGTCACCTGCTGGTAGCGTACACTCACAACATGCGGCCGATGAAAAATATATCAACAGGGATAGCTACAGGTATAGGACCAAGTTCGTGACTCTAAACAGCATGCCTATAGAACATGTCGAACAGATGTTCACTCGGAAGCCAGCCATACGTGCATGGGCATCCACAAAGTATGAATGGGGTAAGGAGCGCGCTATATACGGCGTTGACCTGACGTCAGCAACTGTGGCCCACTTCGCTATGTTCAATTGTGAAGAAGTGTTGAAACACAGGTTCCCAGTTGGTGAAGATGCGGAAGCGGGGAGAGTGCATAAGCGGCTTAAGGCGATGTTGGAAGGTTGTGACTCATTTTGTTATGATTTCGATGACTTTAACGCTCAACATTCTACGTCCAGCATGATAGCTGTAATTAAAGCATACAGAGACGTTTTTGCACCGGCAATGACGGAAGATCAACTCGCGGCTATGAACTGGATCTTGGACAGTTATACGGACATCATGGTCTACCCACTACAGGATGGCCCCTATAGACCAAATGGAACTCTGTTGTCTGGCTCTAGACTAACCACTTTCATCAACACGGTGCTCAATTACGTGTACATGGATATAGCAGGCGTGTTTGAACACCCTGATGTAGTAGACTCAGTACACAATGGGGACGACGTGCTGATCGCAATTCGGAGTGTGAAAGCAGCTATCGATGTACATGACATGATGGCTGACATAAATGCGAGGGCTCAACCTGCGAAGTGTAACATATTGTCTGTGGGTGAATTTCTGCGGGTAGAACACAAGATAGAAATGTCTGACGGGTTGGGCTCTCAATATTTATCACGGGCGTGTGCGACAGCCGTACATTCACGAATAGAGTCACA